ATCTTTTGCTAAAACATCTAAATCTCCTCCTAATTCTGGAGTCGTATCGGATGCTAAAGAAGTTAAAACAGAACCAGCAGTAGCAGTTACCCACGAAGAACCATTGTAAACTTTTAATGCATCCTCACTTGTATTATAATATAAATCTCCTGTATCAAGAGAACTGCTTGGGTCGCTACTTGCTATTCTATATTTTTCTGCAAAAGAATTTACAGAACTAAGATTACTTACTACTGTATTTATATTAGTTATTGCACCAGCTACGGAAGTAATATTGGAATTAGCATCTGCTACTGTATTTAAATTCGAAACAATATCGCTTGTTGCTAACGTATTTAAATCAGTTACTATATCACTTGTAGCTAATGTATTTAAATCGTTTATAACATCTGTTACTGCAAGTGTATTTAAATCCGACACGAAATCTGAAGTTATTAAACTTGCTTTAGCAGCAACGGATGATACTGCACTACTAATTCCAGCTACGGTTGATACGTTACTAGCTATACTATTTACACCTGATATTGCTGAAGATATACCAGACAATGTAGAAATTTCAGAACTCAGTCCAGCTACGGTACTTACATCAGTTTTACCAACGGATGCCTCTGGAACACCTGTGCTACTAAAACTTAATATTTTGTCTGCCCTTGATGATGCTGTTGGTAATTCCATTGACAAACTTGTACTGTCTGTGATTGGACCCTTTAAACTTCTATCATTATTTTCTGATACTTGTTGTATAAATATTGTTAATGCGTCTAATTCTGTATTTAAGCTACTAGCTAGTAAATCACCAGCTGTTACAAAATCTGTGGTACGCTCTATAGTTTTACCTCCAACTATGGTTATAGTATTGGAAGATGTAGGGGTAGCTGGATTAGTAGTAAAAGTTATAGAGCCTGTACCATTAGACGTATTTAAGCTAACTGTATAATCTGTTGTTAGCGTTTTTAGCGAACCATCAATATAAACTTGTAAATCAGTTTGTGCCAGGATTGGAAAGGAGAACGAATATGGACCGACTCCAGCACTACCAGAGTATACTACTCGTCTAATTTGACTTGTTATAGAATAATTAGCCATTTACAAAACCTATATTAATCAACATAATAAACATATATTTAACTATCCTCAAATGCCTTACCAAGATTTGGTGGTCTTTGTGGCACGTTCTGTCCTGGTCTCCAATAGTAATCTTGACCAAATTTTTTAAAATAATTTTGCCTTTTTCTAAAAGAGCGCTGCGCTTTTGGGTCTACAAATCTTTGTATGTTATCTAGTAATATTCTTTCAAAAGCAAGTCTTAAATACCATATACTAGCGCCTGGTGTATATTGTCCCATAAAACGTACTAGTTCTCTTCCCATATTAGTATCTTTGCCCTGAGCAAATTCTAATGCGTTTCCTAACGTTAATCTAAGTATATCTCCTATAGTACCAACAACAGGACCAGCTACTGTTTCTTCTATACCTCTACCACCACGACTAACAGAACTTACCATAAAATCTCCAAAAATTCCTAAGCCTCCTCCTTGTAATAATGCAGCACCCCAAAACTCAGGACTTGTCATAGGTCTTGGGTCTCTTCCTCTTGTTATTTGATGTGCCTGTAATGCCAGCGCTCCCATTAATGTAACTCCTATAATGTAATCTGATATTAAACTAATTCTACGTTTAGGGTCTTTGACATTCATATACCTCATAAAATGTGTATGCATTACTGTAACAGGATAATTTTTAAACATAGCCATACTACGTCCTAACTCTCCTACAATAGTGCCTGGTTTTGCTCCACCTATTAATGCTGCTCTTGCTCTTATAGTAGATGATGGTATAGCTGTTTCTTGTTCCGTTACAATCATTTCTAATACTTTACTTGCTATGTCTTTTCTTCTAAAATCTTGTACTCCTTCCATATTTTGTATTGCCTGGTAATCTATAAATTTAACTCCATTATTATCAAACAATTCAGTCTTTCTTATTAGGTTCCAATCATCTGCTGTAATACCATAAGATTCCATTGTCTTTCTTAACAGATCATCTATTTCGTCAAATTCTTTTGCAGCTTGTGAACCTAGATGTGCTAAAAACTCCATACCAAAAGCCTGTCTACCAGCTTGTGTCATAGGAGCCAAACCACTTAACCTCATAACTGTATCAGATATTCTGTTAGTTAAATTTGGACCTGTAGTATCACCAAAGTATCTGCTAGTTAAAATAGCTGTACTAATATAATTTTCAGATATAAGACCTAGTCTATTTGCTAACATAGACCTTTCTTTAAATGTCAATGGATTTAACATTTTAAAATAATTTTTAATTACTTTTGCTTGTGGCAATCCAGCTAGTCTTGATGCTAGTCTCATATTCTGCATATCTGTAATAGCACTAATTGACGCAGAACCTAAAAATGCAGATTGTATTAAATGTCTAGTACCAGCTGCTACGTTTGCAATAACACCATCAATAGGAATATTATTACGTAAAGTGTATACATCATAAAATGATTGTGCTTTTGCTATTTGTGTTTGTGCTTTTGTAACTGCTTTTGTATTACCTTTTTGTTGATCTGTAATTCTTGCTTTTCTTAATATTTCTGCCTCAATAGCTTTTAACATTGTAACAGGATTAGGTCCTAATATTTGTAATTCAGCAATATCTCTAACCATATTATCTACGTGATTGTTTATTACATTAAATGCATTAGGTTCTCCAAACTTTTCTTGATATGCTATCCAACTATCTGCATCTTTAAATTGTAAAAATCTATGGTTTTGCCTTCTGTTTGCTAGTGATGATTTACCATAAGAAAACATTTTGCCTGGTTTTAATTTACTAGCGCCATTACTTGTTATTGTATTCCATACTTCAGTCAATGCTATCTCTAATGATTCAGGAGTATGAGGTAAACCTGTTTGTTCATTTATCATTTTTTCAGGATTAAGTAATGGTTTTATAAATGCTTTCCATCCATCAATACCAGCTTTGTTTATTGCTAAAGTATGATGCACTTGAGGTAATCCATAGTTTTCTAATTTAGCTATTCTCATACCATTTTCATTTGCTAATACTCTAAGTCTTTCAAACACAGTCGATACAGATTTTGCTATTTCACTTGCATTTTTATTTTTTGTAGAGCCAGGCTCAAACATTTCTTTTACTAATTCTTTTATTGTAGCTTTATTACGAACATTACCTACAGCATTACGTCCATATTCTTTAAGCAACTCAGTTAACATTCCCATATACTGATTACGCAAAGAGGCATATCTAGCCTCAAGGCTGCTAAAGTTTGCAATGTTGTCATTAGCTATCATAGCCTGATAGGCTTTAGCTGCATCTCCTGGATATTTTTCTATATTTAATAATGCTTGTTTCCAGGCTTTTGCCTGTAATAATTTTACTCTTTTTTTGTGTATAGCATTATATTTAACTTCGTCAAAAGTTTGTTTGCCAGCACGTATTGCTGCATTTTCTGCCGTCTCAGTTTTACTAAATTCTAAAAAATATTGATCATATATTTTATTTAAATCTTCAGCTTGTGTCCTAGTGATATTACCTTCTCTTTGACCATTAACAATACAATCCTTAAAACTCATACACAACCTTCCAATCTATCAATCATAGCTTTGTCTTGTTTAATTTCGTTAAGTATGTCTGCTCTTGATTGTACTGTTAGTATTTCTGTTTCACCATCATCTGCTATAGTAGCAATAGGTATATTGTCTGTAGATTCAGGGTCTCCTCTTACTTCTGGTTCTTTGTATTCAGTCCTTGCAGCCTCTGCATCATCAGCTGTGCGTCCTGTACTGCGTCCTTCTCTGCCTGGTTGAAGTCGAAATCCTGTCCCTTGTAATAGCTGCGTTTTTTGTTCTTTGATTGTTGGACTTTGTCCGAAGGGTTGGTTGTTGTCGATTTCTGCGAAACCATCATATTCTCCTTTCAATTTATTATACACTACTTGTGGTTTATTTCCAATACCTTTTACATAACTTATTTTTATAATTCTACCTGTTTGTACAAATCTGTTTACCATTCTCATTATGCTTTTTTTAGGTGTAACATTCATATAATATAATTCTACAGTATAGCCTTTTTCTTTTAACAATTTTTTTTCAAATGCAAAACTATCAATATCTTCTCCTACTCTTGGTAAAATTATATTTTTTCCCTGATTAGATTGTCTATCTAGTAAAACGTGTGCTAAGGCTTTACTCTCTTTATGTACAGCATTTGCTCCTACTCCGTCTCCATATTCAGGTAATGTTTTTTTTATTTCGTCTGAATCAACTATAGCCATTCTTTGCTTTCTTGCTATTTCTTCAGCAATAGAACTTTTACCAGCAGCTGGTGCGCCTATAATTATTATTGCTTTTTTTTCTTTTTTAACTTGTAAAGGTATTTCATCTTTTCCGTAAGGTACTGCATCAGATATTTCTATATGTTTTTCTATAGCCTGATTTACTCCTTTTATTTTACCATCCTTAAAAATAAATTGTCTATTAAGTAAATAATCGTCTGTTAAATAATTTGCAGCTAAATGTGTTTCTTTTATTTTTAATGCATCATCTATAGCTTTTACAACAGACGGATGTTTTTCTATCATACTTATTTCATTATCTGTAGGTTCTACTATATTTTTTATTTTACTATTTAAATCTTCTCTAGCTGCAACGTCAGATGTAAAACCTTCCTGATAACCTAACTCTTCTGTAGTTTGTCTTTCTAATACGTTTCCTTGTTCTTCTATTGCTTTGCTGTTTTTGGGGTCATCAAATCCTTTGATTGTTGGTTCAGCTGGCTTTGCGACCAAAGAGACTTGTTCTTTAGTTTCAGGAGTAGGTCCAATTCTGCTTGTTGTATCCCCATCAATAGAGCCTTCTGAAACAGCTCGTCTGATAGCTTCGGAAAGTTCTGCTGTTGCTTGTTGGAGGTTGCCTGTTTCTTTGTATCTTTTGGCAATGGCTGTAAGACTGTCTGATAGTCCTCCCTTTTTGTTCGCTTGTTTTTTAAGTATTTCTTCTGCTGTCGCATCTACTTGCTCCTTTCTTTTGTTAGCGTCTCGTAATAATTGGTTGCCTTCTCTTTCTATTCTTGTATGATTTCTTACTAATGTATTAAAAACTTTTCTATCTTGTTTAAGTAATCTTATAGTAGAATCTAAAACTTTAGCACGTTCTTTAAATAAAGATTGTGTTAGCATTTCTTGACCAAATAATGTTTGCTCTTTTACTTCTGTAAATCCAGCGTTAAGTGCTTGATTTATCATTTGTTCTGCCTCAAATTCATTACTAGGATTATTGTCTATTAAAACTTTAGCTACAGGAAAATGCTTGCTTTTATCTTCTACTAACTTTCCTATAAGAGCAGCATAATTATATGCAAGTTTATCATTAACAACTAATCCTGTAACACTATCATCAAGGTCTGCTAAATATTTACCTTGTTGTACTAATACACTTCTAGGAGGTAATCCTTTAAATCTTTTTTTATCTAATCTAAATATAGCAGCTGCATCTAATGGAGTGCCTGAACCTTCTGCAATATTTTTAGCAGCAGCCTGTACTCTTACAAACTCTGGTGTATATCCATCTACTTCTTTATATACATAACCTATTAACTTAGGGTCTTGACTAGGGTCTTTTGCTTTTATTCTTTTAGCTAGTGCTAGTCTTTGGTGTCCATCTGCAATAATTCTTGTACCATCTGCTTTTTCATATACAATTACAGTCCCTGAGAAATGTGGTTCCCAGGTATCTATATCTTTTAGTCTATCTGTAACTCCAAACTCATCACCACCAGATTTAAATTGAAACGTATCTGCATCTACTTGCAATTCATCAGGGTCAAGAGTTATAGCATCTGATGGTTTAGTCGCCTCTTGTATTTGATTTTTTGTCATATTGACATTAGGTTTTTTATCTGTACCTTTTGGATTTAATGCGTCTGCATCTTCGTTTATTCTTTTAAGTGATTCATTTAATTGATTTAAATGATTACGCTGATCTTTTATTTTTTCGCCAATCTTTTTTTTATCTATTTTTTTTGCACCAATTATTCTTCCTTGTGAATCATATACTGCATTTGATAAATCATATTGATCTAGTGGATTTTCTTGCACAAAAAATTGTTCATCTTCTATTTCTCTTGTTACATAATCTATTAAATCTTCGTTAACAGATTGACCATTCATATCTTTTATTTTGCCTTTTGCAAACTGTTCTGATAAAAAAGGTCTTACAGCTTTTATACCACTACCGACAGCGTTCATACCTAAACCAAAAACACCACCTCCAGCAAACATAATTCCTATATCTGTTGCTACTTGTCCAGCTGTATATTCTATACCAGCTTTGTCTCGCCAGGATTTAACTGCTGGTCTAGTAAATAATCCATAACCACCTTCTGCTAAAGCATTGTATAAAAAAAACTTACCAAAGTTTTTTGCTGAAAAACCAAATGGAGTGGTACTACCTATAAATAATGTAGCTACACCTATAGGATTACGAACCATATCGTAGCCTTCTGCTAACATAGTAGCTGATAAGTTACCCCAAGAAAAACCTCTTATAGTATCTTCATATTCTTTTCTAGCATTTCTTGCTAGTTCACCAGCACGCTCTTGTATTAAAGATTCAGTAAATAAAGGTAAATGATTAAGTCTGTCATCTGATTGTATTAAATTATTAAGATCAGCTAATCCATTTAAAAAATCGTCTGGTCTTTGTCGTCCCTGGTATCCTTCTCCACCTCTGCTAGCAGCTCCAAAATTTTCTATTGTTTTACCTGTAACAGATTCTACTTCTTCTAATATAGGTATTAATGCTTGTTTATATGCCTCGCCTTGAGAAAATATAGAACCTGATAATTTATGATCTTTCCAGGTAATATCCCAATCTCTTCCAAAATCCGATACAAAAGGTTTTTGTAATGGTTTTATATCAGGAAAAGTAGCTAGTACCTCATTTGGATTATTAAAAAACATTATAAGTTAGCTTTTGCCTCTTCTATATAATGATCTACTGTTCCTTTACCAGCCTCAGTATTCCAATTAGTTTTCCACCAGGCTGCTCTTTCTTCAACTGTAGAGCCTATAGGTTCAGGAGACATAGCCATAAATAAACGTAGCATTATTGCACTATGTAAAGGTTTGTTCATATCTTCCCATTTTAAATCTGTAATTTTTAAATTTACAGTAGGAAATTTTGCATTTATTGCATCTTCTATTTTTTGTGCATTTTTTGCTATGTTACCATTTGGTTCATTTTTAATTCTGTTTTGTATTGTAGCAAATGCTGTGTCTGGTCCGTCATCAAACTGAAATGGTCCTGTACTGTAAGAAGAAAATGTGCCTTTATGTGTAGCAAAAACACTTTCTGCGCTTGCTATTTCCATCATTTGTAATTTAGTATCTTCTATATTAGCACCAGGCATTATGTCTGCTACTATATCTACAGCAGCTTGTATTATTGGTTTACCTTTAGCTAGTGGTGTTGTTATTGTGTAATTTTTCATAATCCTTTTCTCCATTAGTTTTCGTAGTTTAATTTCAGCTTTTTCGTCTCTTCTTATTTTTTTAAGTGTGAACATTCTTTCTATATTACTATCTCTAGTTTCAGCAGCCTTTGTAATATCAAACAATAACAAAGAGCCATCCTCTGCAAATAATGTTGTATCTTCAGAACCTAAGTCTAAATAATATATTCCTTTATGTGGATATAAAGGTCTAAGTCTCATTTCGTCTTTATAATCTGAATCGTATACATCTTCAGGAATAGGAGTAAAACTTCCATCAGGTTCCTGAAAACTAGGTCTACTCATATTACCTGAAGTATCTGTACTTGACACATAAAATTCTTGAAAAGTTAATTTTCCCATTAAAGAATCTAATCCGTCTCTTTGAAAGCCTGGTGGTAATATTACATTAACATCATTATAATCTACTACACCTCCTGTCGTATCAGTACCTCCTAATATTTCATTTAATATTCTACCAAATTTTTTTTCATTCATAGTTGTGCCTACTGCTGATTCACCTTGCGTCTTTGAATCAAATATGTATGCACCTTTTACTGCTTGTATAATAGCACTTTCTCTTGTAGCCTCTAATCCCATTCTGTTTAGATAATTAGCTGCGTATCTGTCAAATAAACTTTTTTCTCCTGAATCAAAAGAGAAAGTTTTTTGTTCTATAAAATCTAATCCTGTTAATACTTTATTTGTTAATTCAGGATTAGTACGAGACAACAATCCTAAATGTGCATATAACTGTGCTTTACTTTGATCTCCTTTAAATAATTGCTGCCATACCTGTGCAGACTTATCACCAAACATATTATTTATATGTTGTAATAATACTGTATCTTGAGTATTATCGCCTGTATTTAATGCATCCATTAGACTGCTAGCCTCAGCCTTAGTAAGATAAAATGTAGTGTCATTTATTTGTCCGTTACCTTCTTTAACAGAATCCATATAAGTTATTCTTTTGTTAATCTCTTGTTTTACTATTTTTTGATTTTCTTCAGATAGCCTAAAATTTAATACTGCATCCATATTTATATTAGGAAAATTATTTATAACAGGTTTTTCTATAATGTATTCTTGTTGCGTTTCGTCTAAACCTAATGGCACATCTTTTCCTACTGTATTAGTGCTTTTTTTAATAATAGTTTGACTTGCATTTGCATAAAATTGTACAGGGTCCTCTTTTAGTATTTTTTCTTTTTGCTGCAATACATTTGTTAATATATCAATGTACTTAGCTGTTTCTATTTCTGTACCATATTTTGATTCACTACTTTTAATACTTTCAACAAATTCTCTAGCAGCTGGTAATGGTAAGGCTTCAATAGTATCTACAGAACTTATAAGAGTAAGTAAGTTATTAAATTTTGTATCTAATACAGGACTATTTAAATTATCTATTCTTTCTTTTACTTCATTTATAACTGCTGGCGCTACATCTCTATTTTCTTTTACCAGATCAATAATATTATTTATTTCTGTTTTAATAGGCTCTACTCTAGCTTTTTTATCTTTTGCTATTTTTTCTAAATCTTCAAATAACTCTCTTTGTAAATTAGATACAGATTCTGAATCATCTAATTCGTTATATAAATCTGCAATAATTCTTTTCATTTCAGGTACAGATTTACTTCTAAAATTTTCTAAAGTAGGCTGCATAATTTCTAATGCATTTATGTCATTCATTAAATCTATTTTTTTGTCGTTGTTAGGCAACGGCTCTACTAATCTTTTTATATCTTCCAATCCTGTACCTATAGAAAAACCACTACCTAATGTTTTACCTAAAGTTTTTACCTCACCAGATAATGTGGTTATCAAACTATTGTGTTCAGTATCTAATCTATTTATTTCAGATTGCATTTCACTACGTAATGCTTTTTTACTGTCGCCTGATACACCTCTTGATATAGTACCTACATCATTTATAAATTTATTTAAGTATCTTCTTTTATCTGTTGATTTGTTAAACTCTGCTCTAATTCTTGATGTATGTACTCTATCTGATAGTGTTAGAGATAGTGTAGCTATTTTTGATGATGATACTTTATTAGCTGTTAAGTAATCTTTAAATGCTTGTATTTCTGTTTTTAAATTAGAATCAAAAACTTCTGCTGCCACTAATGTATTTGCTCCTTGTTCTAATAATTGTATTTTTGTCTCTGCATTTTCTATTGCAGTAATTGCTAATTTTTCTTGTTCTAGTTTTGCATAACTATTACTGTAAGAAAAGAAACGTCTGTTAGCCTCTTTTGATAATGCAAAATTTAAGTTTTGACCACTTATTGCATCTATCTTTGCTAGTGCATCTGCACTACCTGTAACTATAGCATCTAATTCTTTTCCTAAATCTACAGGATTCATATTAGTCATTTCTGCATCTTGTATTTTTTTATTCATTTCTTTTAGAGTATTGATCTCTAAATTACCAGCAGATACATTTACAGCCGTTTCAAATTGTGCTATATCAGCTGAACTCTTTGGTACTCTATTAGAAAACTTATCTAGCGTTCCCTGAACATCTTGTATTCCAACTTTTTTTGCTTGCTCTATTGCTTGTTTTTCATATCTCTTAAATGCAAAATTAGCAATTTGATTAGCTGTATTAGAAATACTTTGCGATAATTTTACAGTTTCTCTTTGTACAGCTGGGTCTAAAGATTTAATTCCTGGTAAAGTTACTTGTCCACTTCTATATGGTTTATATCTTTCTACCATTATCCGTAACCTCCATAATAACTAGGAGTAGAAACTACACCAGAACTAGGACCTGATGGAGGACTATAGGCAGAAGTTATTGTACCTCCTCCTGTTGTTGTACCACCTCCTGGACCTGGACCTGAAGGAGCAATAGCTTGGTACTGCATTGCGCCCATACCTAATGTTCCAATAGCATTAAACATACCAGCTTGCGCAGCTACATTACCAGCTGTTCTATATATTCCAGATTGATAACTTGCCATATTTGAATCTATTTCCATTCCTCTATTTAAAGTATTTAAATCTTTAAAACCTGATGATAATGCATAGTTTGCAAGATTATTAACTGAACCTGAAAATGGGTCTAAATTAGCTGCGCCAGAATATGCATTTATTGAAGCTACACTTCTTAATGTTGCATCTAATGTATTTACTGCTTTTTGTTCATACTGTAATGCTCTTTGTTTTGCCTCTAACTCTGCTTGTTGTGCTTGCGCATTATACATATCTTGCTGTGCCTTACCAGCTTGATATTGTCCAAACGCTCCTACTACGACTGCTGCTGCTGCTACATATTCCATATTATGCTCCTAAACTTACCTTATAATCTAATGCTAAAATATTTAAATCTAATGGCGCATCTTGTGTAACTGTGATAACACCTTCTTTGTCATAACCTAATAATGGTCCTATAGTTTTTACACCTGTAAATTCTTGTACAGGTATATCTAATACATCCTCACCAAAGTTTCTAAATGCTACTAGCTGTCCATTTATTTTCATAGATTTAGATTTGAACAAATCTGCGTTTACTTCAAGTATTCTTTTTTTAAAACCTTTTTGACTTGTAGCACCTGATGTACTTGGTTGTACAGGCATTGTTTGTATATTGATTATAAATGGTATACCCATTTCGTAATTACTTGCTGTTTGCCTGGTAAGTGTAACTTGTCCACTTCCGTTTGTTGTTTGTTGTGATTCAACGTTACCATCATTTAATACATCTACAGTAGTAGAAACTAAATGCGCTGCTGTTGCTGTAGTGTTTGTTCCTGTAACATAAACTGCACTATCAGTATGTAATGTATTATCAAAGACTTCTACAAAATATTTATCTGCACTATTTATAGTCCTTTTAATAATAACGTATGTAGTATCTACATCTATACCTACGGATAAAAATGTACCACTTGTTGTAAACTTACTAGGAGCAATAACATTTTGACTTCTTAATATAGAATATACAGACATAGAACCATCTCCTGAATTAACTACAAATAATCTATCTGTTTCTTCTGTTGATGTACTTCTTCTCATTGCCATATCTACAGGAACGTCTAACAAGTGAGAACTAAGCAAAGATATGTTTGCTGTAGTATATGCTAATTCTGTATCAGTAAATGACATTTCATTCAATGACTTACCTGAACGCTGCACATAAATAGTGCCACTATCTAAACCAGCTACAGGTACATCTGCTTTTATACCATTTCTTGTACCTACTCTTACTGCTAGATTACTAGGAGTTATAGGTTCGTTTGTTGTTTGTGGTATATAAAATTCACCACCTGTTGTAAATATTTGTAAATCTCTTCCACTAAATATATCTGCTATTTCATTTAAACTTTCTGTAACTATAGTCCCTGATACTGTCTGATCGTCAAGTCCTTCTCCAAATTCAAAGTTAAAATAATTACCTACATTACTTCCCCAAAATGTAGTAGGCTGTCCTTTACTACCACCAAAGAAAAGTCTATTTTCGTGAAATGTTACTGATACAGGATAACCTCTACTACCAGACCAGGCAGCCTCATAACCGGATTCTAATTCCCAATTACCTGATGCTACAGCTGTTGTATCAAATAAATTTATTTCTGCGTGTGCTTTTACTTTTGTGCTGCTTACAAATTCAACAATACGTAACCTACCATAACTAGATAATATATTTATATATTGGTTAACATTACCTGAACTAAATATACCTGAACTTGCAGTTATTTCTATATTACCACTTGTTTTATCAGGAGTAATATTTGCAGACGGATTAGATGTTGACAACGTATAAGCGTGTGTTGGCGCATTTACAAAAGTAATTGTTGATACTGTCCAACTATTGTGAGATGCACCTCTTACTATTTTTAATGGCGCTAAATCAGCGTGTACAAAAATAATTGTATCTGCTGATTGCGCATATTTTATTCTAGTTAACATTGCAGAAGTTATACTAGATACAGCTAAAAAATCATTACCTGTTGAATTTATATCTGTTACTAATGCTTGATTTCTAAATATATATATTCTTTGATTTACTAGAGCAAACATATAACTGTCATCATTGCTAAATTCAAAAGGTATTAGACGTACTCCGTTTTGTGGATTAGCAGCGCTAGGCAACTCAGTAATAAATTTTAGTCCATCTCTTCGTTTTACTCCACCTTGAGGCTGTATAAAAACGTTTGTAGCTGTTTGTAATGCATTGTAGTATTGTTTTAAATCTACTCTACCACGTAGCAATGGATCTAACTCGCCTATACTAAAATTAGTTTGTATCTGTATAAATCTACTCACGCTTTATTCCTTGCTGCAAACTTTCTTGCACTTTCTTTACTGCGAAATCCCCATTTACGTAATGCTAGTAAAAGTCTTGTAGGTCTACCTTTGCTATCTCTTTCTGGTCCTTTCATACCAGCAAATCTAGCTGCAAAAGATATACGTCTACCATCTTTACCTTTATTCTGTGGTCTTTTTAGATTACTACCTTCTGTGCGTTTAAAATATGCTCTACCAGCAGCATTAAGACCACCAGATGGATTCTGGTATTTTTTTGCTACCATTACTTTCCAACTTTTTTCATTGCCATCTTATGTGATTGTGTAAACGTTTTACCACCTCTCATAAGCTTTCGCATTTCCGTCATATGTTTTGCTGTATGATGTTTGCTATGTTTTTGTAATGTTGTCTTTTGTCTTTTTGTTAATGCAACCATTAATTACTTCCTTTTATTTTTTTTAGACTTCATTATTTTTGCTTGCAACATTTTAGGTAATGTTTTTTGTTTTTTTGTTAAACCATTACCATTTTTTTTTGTTGTTCTTGTTTTTCCATATGCCATTATTTTTATCCTTTCTTTTTAAATCCTGATTTCATATTAGCATAAGCTTTAGATGTTATTGTACTCTTTTTTTTTGTTCTTGATGTACCAGCTTTTTTTCTTTGATTGATATTATAATACAATCCTTTTTTTGCTGTACCACCACTTTTAGTCTTGTGATAACCCTTTTTCATTCCTTCTCCTTTCTAATAATTGTTGAAACTCTTTCCAACTTTTTATCTTTCCTTGTGTTGCTAAATAGATATTTACATCTTTTCTTTTTTTAGAAACTTTAGGTCTAAATTTATATATATTTTTTTTATACATTATCTTACTGCCGTTAAATCAAAATCATCTATTTGCCAAGATGGTCTAGTTTGTGAATCTATTTGTGTGCATTGTCTGAACATTCCTCCTCGCATATTTTCTGAAGGTAAACCAGCTGCTACTTGTTTGTAATATTCTGCTTTTGTTAACTGATCTGTAACAGCCTCTGCTATATGCCAGGTCATCCAATATTTTAATAATTGTATAAAATATGTAGGAAGTACATCTTCACTTGGTCTAAATTGATAATCTGCATACAAAGTCGTTTCATTACTAAAAACACTACTACCAAAAACCTCCCATCCTGTATTAATAGATTGCGCTCCTACAGAATTACTATTGTAAATTGCACGTACACCTGAGCCTAATCTGTCTGATGGTAATGTAAATTCATACCTGTATTCGTTTACAGGAGTATTTGTTGTTCTTGCTAATTGTGATTTTTTGTATGTAAAAGACCAAGGATACATTTGTAATAATGTATCTCTTGTATCATCATATATTCTGTCGCATATTTGTGCAGCGTCTGTGCCTTCAGAAAATGAACTTAGAGGAGATGCTCCTAACATTATTAATGCGTCTGAACATATAGATAGTTTAGTATCTCCTGTAGCCATTTCTACCCTTTTAGTTTGGAGGTACAGCTTGCACCATACCTCCGTTAATTTTAATCAGAATCTGAAACTGCTCCGATTGTTGTGCCATCACTTACATCAACAACACCACTAGCATTGCTAACTACAATATGCATAGTAACTGTTCTAGTGCCACCTGTTGCTCCGTGAACAATAATCATATCACCTACAGTAAGTGTATCAGACAAGTCATTAAAATAACCAGCTGCACGAACTGCTGTTTGAGCCTCTGTTGTTGTGTAAACATACATTGCTGGAGTATTCCCAGCTT